TCGACAACACATTTATGTAGTCGTTGTTCTTCGGTTAGTGGTTTAAATAACATTTTCATTCCTCCTTAGTTGTTTTGTTTCTACGAGAACTTATTTTACAGTTAGCTATGGCTTGTTCAGTTCTTTCCATTACATTCATTACAGTTTTTGAATGATAACCATCTTCCTCAAATTGATTAATCACTAGCAATCCATATTCATGCATGGCTTCATTTACAAAATCATATTGTGCTTCTGTTAGTGTTATTGTGTAGTACTTAGCCATTTTCATTCTTCTTTCTTAGTTGTTCTCTTTCAAATAGATTAACCAGCTTTCTTTCTTCTGCTTGTAACATCTTTCTACGAGAACTTACTTCATAGTTATCTACAGCTTTAACTGTTGCATTATGTAACTGTATTTCCCCAGGTAATTTATTTTTTTCAACATCATACCCATAAAAATCCAAAGCATTACTAATATGCTCTAGTTGTTTTCCTGTTAATTCTATTGTGTAGTATTTAGCCATTTCTCTCTCCTTATAAAAACATTACTACAATTATTATGGCAACAAGGACTAATGTTGCCACGAGGTCTTTTAATAATTCCATGATTACACCTTATCTGCTTGGAACATATAGTTGTTTTCTCTTGCCCATTCTCCAAACTTCGGGTGCTTAAAAACAAGTTCTCTTGCGTGATACTTCGCAGGCATAACACCTTTGATGAACATAGCTTGAAACTCTTTGTCTAGTCTTATGAAGTAGTCAAACCATGGGGTCACAAACTCTTTACTCATTGATGCCAACGCATTGAACACCACCATCGCCTTGATGCTTGGGTTGTCGGGGACAATCGTTTCTTTTGGTTTGGCAATAATATCTGCACGTCTAGGCATCTGGTCTGCAAGTTCAATAAATGCCATCAAGTCAACTGCGCCACGTTGACCGATTGTACCCATCAATACTATCTTCATAACACCTTTTGGTATGTTATATTCTTCGCATCTGGTGATAACTTTACTTGCCATTTCTAAACTACGACCTGTTACAAAACATTCTCTTTGTAGGTTTGGGTGGTAGATGTACGGGTTGTCATTTGCTTCTTTTACTTCCTCATGTGCTTGGAAGATTTGTGGAAACTCTTTGGCAAATCCTAATACCGAGGAATGAATATTGTTGCTTATTGCCCAATCTATCCATTCTTCGTTGGTGGGTTTTCTTAGATTGATAACCACAACTCTATCTCGGTGGTGGTCTTGTAGTAAATCGCCAATACCTTCGTTGGCTTTGTTGGTCGTTGCAAATACAATACTGCCTTCTGGTAACTTGTAACCACCTATTTGTCGTTCCAACATTATTCGCATCAACGCATTTTTAACTGACGTGTTTGCCTTGCCTATCTCGTCTAGCATCAAGATAATCGGTTTGCCTGTGTGCAATCCAAACTCTTCGTTTGGTGCAAAACTTACATAGTCAACCTCTGATTGACTTTTTATCTTGGGTATCAACATATCGCCAACATCTTTTGTTGTGCAATCAAAGTATGCAAGGTGGTGGTCAGGGAATGCTTTTCCCAACTCTTTGAGTGCTGACGTTTTGCCAAACCCTTTGTCACCTACTACCAACGGTGTGACTTGGTCACCAACTGCTCTGGTAAATTCAATCGCTTGTGGTAAATTTATTGTTGTATTGTTTTCCATTGTTTTATCCTCTTGGTTAATGGGGTAACATGTTACCCTGTTGTTTAAATTAGAAGTCAAGTGTTTTGATTTGCTTGATTGCTTCGTCAACCTTTGTCTTAACTTGTTTGCGTAAGGTTGCATCTTTACGTAACCCATCAGGTGTTACGTCCTTAAATAACTCTTGTAAACTTTTACGTAACTTTGTTATCTCAGGGTCATCTGTTATACCCAGAAGAGAGATTGCATTGGTCACATTCGATACAAGAGTATCTCGGAAAGTCTTTTTGGATTCGTTGTCCTTGAAATCCAGACGTTCCGACATTCTTTGCAAAGGGTCAACCATAGATATGATTGCCTTTGTGAACATACGATTGTAGTATTCCTCGAAATTTTTCTTTATAGCATCTTCTTGCTCCTTGCCTATATCAACTCTGAAATCTGGTGCTGACGGCAAAGCCATGACGTTTAGTCGCCAACTAAATTTATCTCGTAACGTGTTTACGTCAGGATAATCGTTTTGGTTGAACAAGTCACCAAGCTTTGTTTGTGCTTCGATAACTGCCCAATCGTATGACTTCAAAAATGTCTCGACTAATTTCCAATATTTTTGTTCAAGTTCTGACAGTTTGTTTGTAAAAGATAAAAACTCGCCGTTGGGTATTATACGCAATCCGTTGTCTGACCATGGCAAAGTTAATTGATAAACTGTACTGCGTGCTAAACCTACAAACTTTTTTATTGCATCTAAGTTTGGGTTATTACCAAGTAATGACTTGTAAACACTCGCCACGTTGACATCTGCGTTATTACTTGCCGTGACTTGAGAACTTGCTCCTTTATCTTGGCAACGTCCTGTCCATTGTGAGATATTAAACTCAACCAAAGAACAAGCTCCTGTTAAACTTGGGTATGTGTTTTGTTGTGTTGTTGAGTAATCGGGTAACGTGTTACCCTGTTGTGTTGTTGTATCTTTCATTTTTTTTCTCCTGTTTTTTTCCAATGATTCCATCTTAAAAATTTAAGGTCATTCATACAATCATCTTTTGTTTTGTATTGACAAACTGTCCATATAACGTCTAGGCTCGTTCCCTTTTTGTATTCTTCCCAAAGCTTTTTTTGTTTTCTAGTCATTTTATCCTCCTATTGTTTGTTAAGTTGTTGTAGTTCTTTTGTGTTGCTGATACGTGTGTATCCTTGTTTGTGTGCAATCGGTGCAATCGTCCAACCTTGTCTTGTTTCTTGTGCTAACGTGTCACCACAAGATAGACAAGTTTTGTATCCTAACTCGTAACGTCTTGGGTTAATATCTTCGCCACATTTACATAACATATTGTTTTACCTCTTTGGTTAATGGGGTAACACGTTACCCCGTTGGTTAAATCTTTGTAGTAACGTGTTATCATATGACGTTATACGATAACTTGAAACTGCTTACAGTATAGCAAATTACAGGGCTTGTGTCAAGAAGTGTTACTCAAGAGTTTTTAGTATCACATGGTATTATATAAGTTTTTTGAGTATAATGTTACCTTAATGTTACCCTAATGTTACCTTTTATTTTGATGTAAGTCATTGAAAATAAAAGAATGTTACTTTGTTACCTTTTTTACAGATAGGAGAGGGTCTGAAAAAAGTGGTGGTTGTGGTGGTGGAAAAGGTAACAAAACCCTAACAAACTAAAATGTTTCTTTATAATTTTTAAAAAGGTAACATTATAAAAAATATAGTAAAAATAGTAAAATTTTAATGCTTATAAATAACTATATACAACCATGTATAACTAGGTACAACCAAAATCAAATGTTACCTTTTGCCTGAAAAAAAGGTAACATTAGGGTAACATTAGGGTAACATTAGGGTAACATTATAAAACTACGTCATAACGTGTTATCACAAGATTATCATGTCATAACGTGTTGTCACAAGATTACTTGGTTACTCAATGGGGTAACATGTTACACAGAAGCTCAACGCAGACCAAAAAACTGGTTTCGATTAAACGGGTAACATGTTACACAGATACTCAAAGCACAATGCGGAAGTAAAAGACTTGTTTAATCAAACGGGTAACGTGTTACACTGTGAGTAGATAAGTAACATCAAGGCATATTATCTGAGGCACAACGCAGAACATACAACTGGCATCATAAAAAATTTTTAGAGGTGACTCCTTAGAGCCACCCCTTGTTTTTGTTAAGACATATCTTTTATCTGTTTGATTATATCTTGTAGTGTTTTGATAACTTTTGAATAATCAGCATTGTTATCACTTTCTTTAGTAGCCCTTGTTTTTGCTTTAGTTAGAAGATTGAGCAAATATTCACTGGCTGGTTTATTTGCACCTTTTTTAGTCTTTCTTTCTACACCTTGTACAATCATTAAAGCGTTTCTTATTCTAGTAAAGTAACTAGTGTAACTTCTAACTTCCTTTACTTTATCAATGCCTGCTGGGTATACTTTAGCAATAGCTTTGTTTCTTTTAGCCGGGTCAGATATTGTATTAAATATTTGACACAAAGATACTTTAACCTCTTCTGGTGTATGACCTTTAAATAACTTAGGGAATTTACTAGCTTGTATTCCAATCCTATGTAAATGTACCGCTTTAGTCATAGCATTAGTTGCTTCCTTATTAACACTATCAGCGGGTTTTACTGCCATATCATGTGTAAAACCTGCCTCAAAAAGCGCTTGGGCATTATCCAAAACTTGCGAGTCCGCTTTATCAAATGTTTTTAAAAGCTTATTTGCGTTAGTAGTTATTTTTTCAAGATTTAACATATTTTTTCCTTTATGTTTAAGTTTATTTACACAAATCATTATTGATTTGATGAATTATTTATGGCATATCTATTTACGTTTGTCAAGTACCTAATAATACTTTATGATACTTTATGATACTATAGGCACGGGGGGCGTACCCCCCTTTGTGTGTGTAGCTGTGTGCTATATGTATATATATTATTTTCCATAAATAAATTCAGTTTTCTTCAGTTTAGACCCCCCACCCCCCTATATATAGAAACACCCCCCTTTGGAGTCCCAAACTACTTTACAAAATATTTTTTTGTGCTATATAATGGTTTTGCGTGGTCGCACATAACGGATTCCCAATAATGTACTCATACTTGTCCTGCGGCTACGCCCCAACCGGTTTAGAACCTGCGAGTTTATATGACGATGATAGTAGAGCCCGAACTGGGCGTACCGATGAAAAAAGAAAAGGCACCGATTGATTTTAAAGATCGGGTCGAGTCGGCTGCAAATACAGCGAGTGAGCTCGAAGAACATGGGCTTGATCTTGAACCGTCTAAAGAAGATAAAGATATTGCAGCTAAACTTGTGACCTCCTATGCAGAAAACTCTGAAAAAACATCAAATAAAGTAACAGATAAGAAGATTGCGACTCTTACACCGGCTTCTTTGAGGCTCACAGATAGTATTTTAAAAGAATTTGGACGCTCTGTTGTCGAAAGTTCGGTGCAAATACGTCATTTGGTGACCAACAAACTGCTTTTAGAGACTGATAACCCCGATCCACGGGTAAGAATCCGTGCTTTGGAGCTTTTAGGAAAGATTTCTGACGTCGGATTGTTCACAGATAAGTCAGAAGTTACTATAACACATCAATCTACAGCCGATTTACGTGAAAAACTTCGTTCGAAGTTGTCAAAACTTGTTAATTCGCCAGAGGAAGCGGTGATTTTGGACGGAGAACCCGTAAATGTGGACGAAGAACTCGGATTAAACGAGGAAAAAGATGAATAAACCCGTTTTAGACTTCACGGAGGAGGAAATACAGCTGATGTTGGACAATTTAGACCAATATACTCCTGAAGAAGTTGCAGAAATTGACAGAATGGTCGATGAATTGGCTATTCGCAATAAAAATCAGGCATCTTACGACGATTTAATTGCTTTTTGTAGAGCGATGCAGCCTGATTACATCGTAGGTAAGCATCATCGCATGCTGGCAGATATGCTCATGGGGATTGAAAGAGGAGAAAAGGACCGTATTTGCGTGAATATTCCTCCTCGACATGGCAAATCTCAGCTTGTTTCGATTATGTTTCCTGCATGGTTTCTTGGACGAAACCCAACAAAAAAGGTTATGATGGTGTCCCATACGACTGATCTTGCAGTCGATTTTGGGCGTAAAGTTCGTAACTTAATAGCCACAGAGGCTTATGAGGCAATCTTTCCAACCGTTAAATTAGCAGTAGACTCAAAATCAGCAGGACGGTGGAATACAAATACAGGAGGTGAATATTATGCGTGTGGTATTGGTTCTTCTATTGCTGGGCGGGGGGCTGATCTCTTGCTCGTCGACGACCCACACTCTGAACAAGACGTCATTAATGGAAACTTTGAAGTGTTCGAAAAAGCTTACGACTGGTTCACTTTCGGGGCTCGTACCCGTCTTATGCCAGGAGGTAGCGTTGCCATAATTCAAACCCGTTGGCACATGGACGACTTGACAGGACGTGTTGTAAAAGACATGTCACAGAATGATCGGTCTGATCAGTATGAAGTTGTAGAGTTTCCAGCGATTATAGACACAGTAGATAAAGAAACAGGACTATCTGTTCAAAAACCTTTATGGGCTGAGTTTTTTGACCTGGAAGCTCTACTACGTACAAAAGCATCTATGCCGGTGTTTCAGTGGAATGCTCAGTATCAACAAGAGCCAACCGCTGAAGAAGCAGCTTTGGTTAAACGAGAGTGGTGGCAAAGATGGAAGAAAGAAAACCCACCCCTTTGCGAATATATTATCATGTCTTTGGATGCTGCAGCTGAAACGCACAACCGGGCAGACTACACTGCTTTGACGACTTGGGGCGTTTTTTTGAACGAAGAGGTAGACAACTACAATATTATTCTGTTAAATAGTATAAAGAAGCGGTTAGAGTTTCCTGAGCTTAAACAAACAGCGATGGATCAGTACAGTGAATGGGAACCCGACTCGTTTATCGTAGAAAAGAAAAGTGCAGGTACAGCCCTGTACCAAGAAATGAGGAGAATGGGAATCCCTGTATCAGAGTTTACTCCACACAGAGGTTCTGGAGATAAGATGGCAAGACTTAATTCTGTGACAGATATCGTAGCATCAGGGCTTGTATGGATACCTGAAACACGTTGGGCAGAAGAAGTCGTAGAAGAAATAGCAGGATTTCCGTTTATGAGTAATGATGACCTCGTAGACGCAACCGTCATGGCTCTTATGCGATTTAGACAGGGCGGCTTTATAAGACTACCAAACGATGAACCAGACGAGGTTCAATATTTTAAACGTAGAAAAAATGGATTTTACTAATGGCAGTTGAAAAAGGGTTATACCAAGCACCAGAAGGTTTATCAGAAGCATCTGTTTCTGAATTAGAAGTTGAAATCGTTAATCCTGAAAGTGTTACACTTGATGATGGCAGTATGGAAATTACTCTCGTACCTGAACCCGAAGGGAAAACAACAGGTAACTTTGATGAGAATATTGCTGAAATTATTGATGAGTCTGTTCTTGGTACTCTTGCCGATGATATTTTAGCAGCTGTTGACTCTGATACATACAGTCGGAAAGACTGGGCGGATACATTCGTTAAGGGACTCGATGTGTTGGGTTTTAGATACGAAGAACGCACAGAACCCTGGGAGGGAGCTTGTGGAGTTTATTCTACAGTGCTTGCTGAAGCAGCAATCCGGTTCCAAGCAGAAACCATGAGCGAAACATTTCCGTCAGCTGGACCGGTTAAAACTAAGATATTAGGTGAAGACACAAGGGAGAAAGAAGAATCAGCAAAACGTGTACAAGCAGACATGAATTATCAGCTGACAGAGAACATGGTTGAGTATAGACCAGAACATGAAAGACTGCTTTACAGCCTAGGACTCGCCGGGTCAGCATTTAAAAAAGTATATTACGACCCAAACATGGGACGACAGATGGCAGTATTTATTCCTGCCGAAGATGTAATTGTGCCTTACGGGGCTTCGCATGTTGAGACAGCCGAGCGGGTTACTCATGTCATGCGTAAAACAAAGAACGAACTAAAGAAATTACAGGCTAACGGGTTTTACCGTGATGTTGAACTTGGAGAGCCTGAAGCTTATCACAGTGACATTGAGAAAAGAAAAGCAGAAGAAGGTGGGTACTCTCTTACAAGTGATGACCGCTATAGTATATACGAAGTACATGCTGATCTTGTTATTGAAGGAGTTGATGATTCCGACGAAGGAATCGCTAAACCCTACGTGGTGACTATTGAACGTGGGTCATACGAAGTTTTAGCCATCCGTAGAAACTGGAACGCTGATGATGAGTTGATGTTGAAACGACAGCATTTCGTGCACTACGTCTATGTGCCGGGATTTGGTTTCTATGGGCTTGGGCTTATTCACATTATTGGGGGGTATGCGAGAGCCGGGACATCTCTTATCCGTCAACTCGTAGACGCAGGAACTTTGGCAAACTTGCCTGGAGGTCTAAAAGCTCGTGGGTTACGTATCAAAGGAGATGACACACCCATAGAACCAGGATCATTTAGAGATGTTGATGTACCGTCAGGCAGTATTAAAGATAACATTATGACTTTGCCTTATAAAGAGCCAAGTCAAACACTCTTACAACTTCTCGATAGAATAACAAAAGAGGGGCGAAGGCTTGGAGCAATCAGTGATATAAACGTCTCCGATATGTCTGCAAACGCCCCCGTAGGAACAACACTTGCTTTATTAGAGCGAACACTTAAACCCATGGCGGCGGTACAGGCTCGTGTTCACTATGCGATGAAGCAAGAGTTTAAATTATTAAAGACTTTGATGGCTGAGTATGCACCGATGAATTATTCTTACTCTCCCATCAGAGGCGAGGTAGATGCACGTCGGTCGGATTACATGACCACCGATGTCATTCCTGTGTCAGACCCTAATAGTTCTACTATGGCACAGAGAGTGGTGCAGTATCAGGCAGTTCTCCAGATGTCCCAGACTGCACCACAGATATATGACCTGCCACAATTACATAGGCAGATGGTAGAGGTATTAGGTGTAAAGAATGCAGAAAAACTAATACCACTAAAAGAAGATATGCGTCCGCAAGACCCGATAAGCGAGAACATGGCAGCTTTGAGAGCCAAGCCAATGAGAGCGTTTATATACCAAGACCACGAGTCACATATTGCAACGCACATGTCTTTTATACAAGATCCGATGGTTATGCAGATGATAGGGCAAAACCCACAAGCCAAACAAATTATAGCGTCTTTACAGGCACATATAGCTGAACATCTAGGGTTTAAATATCGTAAAGATATTGAAGAACGTTTGGGTGTTGAGCTCCCAGCACCAGAGTCTGAATTACCTGAAGAGATTGAAGTTAATCTTTCAAGCCTCGTAGCAAAAGCTGCAAGAGAACTTACACAATCAAATAAAAAACAAGCGGCTCAACAAGAGGCAATGAAAAAAGCACAAGACCCTGTTGTTCAAATGCAGCAAGCTGAATTGCAGATAAAGAAAGCAGAAGTAGATCGTAAAGCTCAAAAAGATAAAACAGATGCTTTACTTGATTTGGAAAAGTTGAAGTTAGATAAAGCTGAGTTAGAAATTAAAACACAGCGAGATAATGTAAAACTAGCAGCTGAAAAGAGACAAGCAGATAATAAATTAGATTTAGATGTGTTTAAAACAACGACAGGTAAAAAATAATGGCTAAAACCGTCTTTGACGTGCTAAAAGAAAAAATCGAAGCTGACAAAGCTTCTGCAACAGATTTTCTTGCTGGAGGGGGAGCAAAAGACTTTCCGCAGTACAGAGAAACGGCTGGCTTGATCCGAGGTCTTGAAGCTAGCTTGTCACACATAGAAGACCTTTCGCAAAATTATTTGAGAGAAGATGATGACTAAAATAGAAAAATTAACTGACCAAGAACTTGAAGTACAATTACCCAAACCTGTGGGGTATAGAGTGCTTGTTGCATTACCACAAATCGAAGAAAACTACGAAAATACTAGCGTGTTGAAAACGGCAAAGGAAATGCAGAACGAACATATTATGTCAATTATTGGACTTGTTGTCGATATGGGCGACCAAGCGTATGTTGACAAAGAACGATTTGGCGATACACCTTGGTGTAAAGCAGGTGATTACGTGATGTTTCGTGCAAATACGGGCACACGTTTTAAAATTGACGGTGTTGAGTATCGTTTGATGAACGATGATTCAATCGAAGCAGTTGTAGCAGACCCTCGTGGCGTAACGAGAGCAATTTAAGGATTAAAATATGACATTTCAAAAAGTTGAGTATACTTTTCCTGATGAAAAGAAAGAATTAGATACAAATATAGACGTAGAAAAATCAAGTGCATTAGAAGTCGATATTTCCGGGGATAAAAATGGTGCTAAAAATATTGAAGAAAAAGTTGAAGCCAAAGCAACTACCCCTGTTAATGGAAGTACATCTGATAAAAGTGATATTGAAATTGAGGTATATGATGATACACCAGAAGCTGACAGAAATAGGAAACCTTCTAAACCGCCTGAAGACATCACTGATGAAGAACTTGAAGATTATTCTGAAAAAGTTCGAAAGCGAATCCAACACTTCAGCAAAGGTTACCACGACGAAAGAAGAGCCAAAGAAGCGGCGTTCCGTGAAAAAACGGAACTCGAAAACTTCTCAAAAAAGCTCGTCGAAGAAAACAAAAAATTAAAATCTGACGTTAGTAAAAATCAAGAAGCTTTGCTTGAACAAGCAAAGAAAACAGTGGCAGCTGAACTTGCTCAAGCTAAAAAGGTATATAAAGAAGCCTATGAAGCAGGAGATTCGGAAGCAATCATAGCCGCTCAAGAAAGTTTAACAAATGCTAACATTAAGACAGATAAGTTAAATGATTTTAAAATATCTCCTTTACAGGAACAAGAAACTACTGTAGAAGAGAATAAAGAGGTTCCTGCTACTCAACCACCTAAGGTGGACCCAAAAGCAGCAGCATGGGCTCAAAAGAATACTTGGTTCGGGCAAGATGACGAAATGACAAGTCTTGCGATGGGCATACATAATAAGCTAGCAAATCAAGGAATTGATTTGCAAAGCGATGAATACTACGAGAAAATAGATACTCGTATGCGTCAAGTTTTTCCAGACTATTTTGGAGAAGCTGAAGAATCAGAGGCTGAAAAGCCAAAAAGACAAGCTAATGTGGTTGCACCAGCGACTCGGAGCACAGCTCCAAAAAAAATACGGTTGACCAAAACTCAGTTAGCTTTAGCGAAGAGATTAGGAGTAACACCCGAACAATACGCCAGACAGGTTGCAATAGACATGGGGAAAGAAAATGGCTGAAAATAGAATAAATAGAGAACTTGAAACTCGTGAAAAAAATGTGCGAAAGCGTGCTTGGCAACGTCCTGAAGTTTTACCTTCACCAAATCCGGAGCCAGGATACACATACCGTTGGATACGAACAAGTAATCAAGGTCTAGTTGATGCTACGAATGTTTCCTCAAAATTACGTGAAGGTTGGGAACCTGTAAAAGCAAGCGACCACCCAGAAATAAGTCTTGTTACCATAGAGAATGAACGCTTTAAGGATAACATCGTTATTGGTGGTTTAATGTTGTGTAAGGCTCCTGTTGAGTTAGTCAATGAACGTTCTGAATATTATAAAACTCAGTCCGAGAATCAGATGAACTCAGTTGATAACAACCTCATGCGAGAAAACGATCCTAGAATGCCGTTATTTAATGATCGGAAGTCTAAGGTCACTTTTGGAAAAGGTAATTAATATAGATCAAAGGAGAACTGGATATGGCTTATCCAAATTTAGACGCCCCTTATGGGCTCGTTCCCGTTGGCTTGATTGGTGGTCGTACTTTTACAGGTGCTACTCGACAAATGAAAATAGCTAGTAACTACGGCACAGCTATTGGAAAAGGCGATTTAGTAAAGCGTGTAAATGACGGGACTATCGAGCGTGACGGAAGTACATCTGCTCTTCCCGCTACTGGCACATTAGGTGTCTTTATGGGATGCCGATATACTGATCCGAACACTAACCAACTAACATTTAACAACCAGTATCCTGGAAGTATTGTAGCTAGTGACATTCATGCGTTTGTCGCTGATGACCCTGATTTAATAATGAAGGTAGCTATATGCTCATCAGGCACAACAATGGCAACATTGGGAAGAACTGCGATTGGTAATAAAACAGCTATTATTAGTAACACGTTAAATACTACTAATGGCACATCGAAGTTAGCTGCTAATAATAGTGTAGCCACAACTTCAACATTACCACTTCAGGTTATTGATGTAGTTGATAGTACAGCGACTGGAAGTGATACCTTCCAAGAACTGTTAGTTATATTTAGTACGCATACTGATAACGGTAGTAACGTGTTCATCGGCGGACATGCTTACCGTAACCCAGTTGGCATATAAAGGAGATAAATAATGGCAATATCAAGAGCACAACTCCTTAAAGAACTACTTCCTGGGTTAAACGCATTATTCGGTTTAGAGTATGCAAAATATACCGAGGAGCACGCAGAAATTTTTGAAGCAGAAACTTCTGACCGTTCTTTTGAAGAAGAAACCAAGCTGTCAGGCTTTTCAGCGGCACCAGTCAAAGACGAAGGTACAGCCATCGAATATGACAATGCACAAGAAGCTTTTACAGCTCGTTATAACCATGAAACAGTGGCAATGGGTTTTTCAATTACTGAAGAAGCTATTGAGGATAACCTGTATGATTCTTTATCTGCACGTTATACAAAAGCACTCGCTCGTGCTATGGCGTATACAAAACAAGTTAAGGCAGCTTCTATTTTGAACAATGCCTTTGACTCAGGCACTACCTACGGCGATGGAGTAGAACTTTGCTCTACTGCACACCCGCTTGTAAGTGGTGGCACAAACTCCAACGAACCAGCAACAGGGGCTGACTTAAATGAGACTTCTCTCGAAGCTGCGATCATACAGATTTCGCAGTGGACTGATGAGAGAGGACTTTTGATTGCATCAAGAGCTCGTAAGCTGATTGTTCCACCCGACCTACAATTTGTAGCAACAAGACTGCTTCAGACTGAAGGAAGAACCGGAACAGCAGACAACGACCTCAATGCGATACGTACTATGAGCTCGGTGCCTGAAGGATTTTCTGTTAACCATTATTTAACAGATACTGACGCATGGTTCTTAATGACAGACATTCCTAACGGTCTGAAACACTTTACACGTACACCAATGTCAACATCTATGGACGCTGACTTTGATACTGGTAATAGTCGTTATAAGGCTAGAGAAAGATACTCATTTGGTGTATCTGATCCTCTAGGAATATTTGGCTCACCAGGAGCGTAAAAAAATTAAAGGGGTGGCTTGAAAACCGCCCCTTTTTACTTTATACTAGAGATACCTTGACAGTTACACAGTGTAACTGACATTTGCCAAGACAAGGAGATTAACATGGGCAATACAACATTTAACGGTGCAGTCCGCTCCGAAAACGGATTTAAAACAATTTCAAGAGCTACAGGGACCGGCATAGATACTGAGCATATCGTTGCTACAAGCGGCGGTGTTTTAGAAGTTCAGAAGGTAGCAACATCTGGAAGAGATAATATTGTTGCTGCAGGTACAACTGTAGGTTCTAATAATGCAAGTCTTGGTACAGCAGCTACAATTTTTAACATTACTCCGAACGCACATGGTTCTGGAATAGCTGACGCCGCAATCAATACTTTTGTCAACAAGATTGGTGGCGATATTGTTACTACTATTTTAGTTGACTTACATGGTGGGTTGGCTTCTGGTGGTTCAGCCGATGATGTTATTGGTACAGATGGTGGAGCTGCAAATGCTTATATTGCAGAACTTACAAGTGCCGTAAACGGTATCCCGTACAAGCTAGAGTTCATTTGTTTAGAAGTTCCGACAGGTGGTGACCCAGACATCAATTTAGTTTGTTCTGCAACGGGAACAACTGCTGAAAATGCTGCTGTGACAAGTGGAACTGTTTTGTTTAATAATGGAGATTTGACATTAGGTCTTCATAATGAAGCAGATGCAGGGGCTACTTTAGCAGCTTTAAGTAAAAAGTTTCTATATTTAACTAGTGGAGACGCTACTGAAGCAGCGTATACTGCAGGTAAACTTGTTATTAAGATACATGGTGCAGCCTTTGATTTTGAAAATGGCTAATTAACCAGGTGGGGCTAACGCCCCACTCCCTAAAATAGGAGATTAATATGGGATTATCAGACGTACAAGCACTTACCATAAATGATGAAAACGCATCTGACGATGACAGAATTGTTACGGCAGCAAGACCAAATACAACAGCCACTTTAGCAAACACGACGTTTGCGGGAGGTGCGGCTAGAAACATTATTGTTACAACGACTGGCACTGGCGATAATAGTAAAACAACTACAATTACCGGCACCGATGTTTTTGGAGATTCTTTGAGTGAAACAATCACTTCAACTGGATCAGCAGAAGCTGTTGCAGGTACAAAGTTATTTTTAACTGTTTCAGCCGTAGAGTGTTCTGAACAGTATGCAGCTAATATTAAAGTTGGTTCTGGTACATTGTGTGCTCAAGCTGTCAATGGTAGTAATCGTGTTAGATTAAAAGGCATGTCTATTACATCTGGTGGCACAGCTGGAGATGTAGAGTTTATTGATGGAGCACCTGAAGATGGAACAACTTTATTTAAGTCTCGCACGATTGGGACAGCTAATACAGTAATTGACAGGACAATACCATCAGAAGGAGTTGTTTTTAGGAGCGGGTTATCTGTTAAGTACACGGTAGATGTAGCTGACATGATAACAATTTTCCATGCGTAAGTATTACAAAAGCGGTCGCAGAGTAAAAGGAAAAGGCATGAAAGGCATGTCCATCAGAAGTGGAGACAAAAGACCCACAAAAGCTGGTGCGGGCATGACCGCTAAAGGTGTAGCTAAATATAGGAGACAAAATCCTGGGTCAAAACTTCAAACAGCTGTAACTGAGAAGAAACCCACAGGCAAACGAGCTGCTCGCAGGAAGTCTTTTTGTGCACGATCAGCGGGGCAAATGAAAAAGTTTCCAAAGGCAGCTAAAGATCCAAATAGTCGTTTAAGACAAGCCCGAAGAAGGTGGAGATGTTAAGTGGCAATATCGAGAGCACAAATGGGAAAACAAATAGCAAATCCTCCTCAAAAGAGGAAGTTTTCCAAATTATCACAACAAAGAAAAAAAGTAGCAAAAAAGAAGAGAGAGAAAAAGTAATGGCATATTTAATAAGTAATATACCGCATTTTAAATGCTGGGTTCGAAAAGAATACACAAATAATCACGAGAACTATCATGGAGATTATATACATGGTTTGGCGATTGCTGTTAACACGATACCAGACAGATGTTTAAGTTTTCAAGTTGTCTTTACGGGTTGCGAATCAGATGACACTGATGAAGAAAATGTACATGGAGGAGCTATGTGGGCTCGTATGCCTATCACAGCTTTAGTTGCTGACCAATGGTATGAAGAGTTCCCTGAAAGAATGGAGACACACTTAGCACAGCCCTGGGATTGTAGTTCTCATCACCATTCTGTGGTTGTTTTAGAGCGTGTAAGTTCTAGCCCATGGATATGTAAAATAGATGGAGAATTTTATCAAGGTAAATACTTATTTACCGTAGACTACACAGAGAATCACATAGCTGATGATCCTGCTCAACACAAACAAAGTCATGTGTTGCAGTTAACAGATGCAGGAGAATGGACAGGCAATATTGTTGCCTTGCCCAATAATAGAGTCAGGGCGACAAGTCCTGCGTTATGGGAGACTGGCGAGGGACCACCAGACTTTAAACCAAGTCAATATCTACACGCCGCAGAAATACACAGTAGTTACCTTGACCCAAGTGTAACTTTTGATAATCTATACGCATCACAAGAAGGAGACTCAGAAGATGAAAATGAAGAAGGATGAAAAAAAGAAAAAAAATAAAAAAGGCATGGCTGCCGGTGGTAAAACAAAAAAAGGTTTTGCTATGGGTAAAACTGTTAACATGAAGAAAAAAGGCATGGCTGCTGGAGGTGAATTAAAAAATGTTGATTCCTCTAAAAACCCTGGGTTAGCCAAGTTACCTGAAGATGTTAGAAATAAAATGGGTTTTAAGAAAGCAGGGGGTTCTATTAAAAAGAAAAAAGGCATGGCTGCTGGAGGCATGATGAAGAAAAAAGGCATGGCTGCCGGTGGTAAAACGAAAAAAGGTTTTGCCATGGGTAAAACAGTCAACATGAAGAAAAAAGGCATGGCTGCTGGCGGTAAGATGAAGAAAGGTTTTGCCATGGGCAAAGCTGTTAATATGAAGAAAAAAGGTATGGCTGCTGGTGGTAGAATGAAGAAAGGCTACGCTAATGGAGGTCAGATCCGGGGAGCTGGTATGGCTCGTGGGGTTAAACCTACATTAATGAGGTAATCATGCGTAGGTATTACAAAGGTGGAGGTAAGATTTGCCCAGCAGGAAAAGCCTGGGCAAAACGAACCTTCGATACGTATCCTAGTGCTTATGCAAATATGGCTGCGTCTAAGTATTGTAAGGACCCTAACTATGCTAAAGGTAGCAAAAAGAAAAAAAAGAAAAAGAGGAGCTAATGCCACATTATACTAAGAAATTAACTAAAGTAATTAAAGGTCTAAAGAAAGCATCTAAATTACATGCAGGACAAGCTAAAACTTTAAGTGGTATAAAAAAAGACCAAAAGACTAGATATACTATGAATAAACATACCGCTAAAAAACCTGCAAAGAAAAAAAGGTGATCTCATGGGGGCACTTAAAGATTGGGTTAAACAAGATTGGGTTCGTATTGGAACTGACGGTAAAATAAAAGGTAAATGCGGGACTTCTAAAGATAAAAAGAACCCTGATAGATGTTTGCCTAGGAGTAAAGCTAATAGTTTGACAAAATCTCAAAGAGCTCAAACTGCTCGAAAAAAGAAGCGAGAGGGAGCAAAAGGAAAAACTGTGGTAAAAAATACAAAACCTGCTACAGTAAAAATGCGTATAGGTGGATTAGCAAGGAGAAAAAGATGACGCAAAAAGAGATAGCAGACTTGAGAGCAGAATATTTTGATGGTCCTGCTTCTGATTTTCAGGGGTTTTTTGATTTTTTAAAGTCTAAAGGAGTTGACCCTAAAGATTTTAAAAAATTTAAAAGTGGTGAGCTTGTTAGAAAAAAACGTAAGATTGCTAGAGGTTGTGGTGCGATCATGGAAAAAAGAAGAAAGAAAACTTTATATATTTAGGAGATGGTATGGCAGATTTAAAAATGGTAGAAGTAGGCACGGATAAAAATGGTAATTCTTTATACAATGTTCGTGATAATAGTAGGGGTGGTGAGTTAGTAACCACTGATAAATTAACAGAGTCTGAAGCACTTAGTATGATTATGGGTAGCAACCCAGATAGAAGTGTTGTTAATACAGAAGTCGCAGAACCCGCTAAAAAAGTTACAATTACCCCAAAATATAAATACATGTCTAAATTAGAGTTAGAGGCTATGATGCGAACTCATGGTGTAGAATTAGATAGACGTAAAAGCAAAAAAGCTTTATTAGAAGAAGTAGATAATTATTTTAAAGGATAAGTTATGACCACTTCTGGCACTACCGCATTTGACATGGACTTTACAGAGATTGCAGAGGAAGCATGGGAACGTGCGGGACGAGAAATGCGATCAGGTTATGATTTAAGAACAGCTCGTAGGTCTATGAATTTATTAACTATAGAGTGGCAAAACAGAGGTATTAATCTTTGGACTATAGACAGTCAAAGTCAAACTTTAACTGCGGGCACAGGTCAATATACTTTACCTGCAGATACGATTGATTTACTCGACCAAGTTATACGAACAAATGCGGGTAATGCTGCTACACAATCTGATCTTACAATTAGTCGTATAGGAGTTACTACTTATTCTTCTATCCCTAATAAATTAGTTCAAGGACGACCCATACAAGTTTTTATCGAACGTTTGCGAGACGCTCCTCGAATTAATCTTTACCCTGTACCTGATTCTTCTACTACATATACATTTGTGTATTTTAGATTACGTAGAATCGAAGACGCAGGGAATGGGGTTGAAACAGCTGATATGAATTTTCGTTTTTTACCCTGTTTAGTAGCAGGGCTTGCTTACAACATTGCTATGAAAACACCCGAACTCACTGATCGTGTTGCTATGTTAAAAGCTGATTATGAAGAACAGTATAATTTAGCGGCAGGAGAGGACAGAGAAAAAGTATCTGAACGTTTTGTTCCTCGTGTTGGGAGAATCTAATGTCTATGAGATTTGCATCAAATAAAAGAGCCATAGCTGAGTGTGATATTTGTGGTTTTCAATATAAATTAAAAGAGTTAAGAAGTTTAATTGTTCGGGGAAGAGATACAAATATTCTTGCATGCCCTACTTGTTGGGGTCCTGACCACCCTCAAAATAAACAAGGTCTTTTTCCTGTGCACGACCCTCAAGCTATACGAAACCCTAGACCAGATTTTGCTGGACGTGCTAGTAGTAGGAATATACAGTGGGGGTGGAATCCCGTAGGAGATGCTAAAAACTTTTATGGGTTGTCGGTCAATAATCTACAAGCCGTTGGTTCGGTTGGCGAAGTAACAGTGAGCACGAGTTAAAATATGAATTACACATCTTTAAAAGCTAATATACAAGATATATGCGAAACAACTTTCACAGACGATCAACTTGCGTTATTTACACAGCAGGCAGAACAAAAAATATATAATTCCGTACAGTTTCCTGCTTTACGAAAAATAGATAGTGGACCTATAACAGCAACTAATAAATTATATACTACCCCAAGCGATTATCTTTATACTTTTAGCATAGCTATAATTGATAGTAACACAACACATTATTTATTAAATAAAGATGTTAACTTTTTGCGGGACGCATACCCTATAACTACAAGTGCAAAACAAGGTCGCCCTAAGTTTTATGCTTACCATACAACAACAGGGTCTACTGTTAATTTAATGTTTGCCCCTACACCAGACCAAAACTATGAAATAGAACATATATACGGACACTACCCTACTTCTATTGTTACTTCTGGAGGGACTTATCTGGGGGATCATTTTGATTCTGCGTTATTAAACGGAGCTTTGGTTGAAGCCATACGGTTTCAAAAAGGAGAACCAGACGTTGTTGCTATGTATAAAGAACAATATGTTTTATCCATGAGCTTGTTAAAACAATTTGGTGATGGTAAATTAAGACAAGATTATTATCGTTCAGGGCAGTTTAGAACAGATGTTGGTTAAGGAGATAAAGTGGCTTTTACAGGTAATTTTTTATGCACATCTTTTAAGGTAGCTCTTTTAAATGGAGAGATGGACTTCAGCAGTGATACCTCTCAAACATTTAAAATTGCTTTGTATACCAATAGTGCAAGTTTTGATGCATCTACTACAGCCTATACAACAACAAATGAAATAAGTGGCACAGGATATACTGCGGGTGGAAATACTTTAACCATAGCAACTAACCCTACAAGCGATACTGGCGGCACTGTAGCATATTTAGATTTTTCTGATACAACTTGGACGAGTGCAACTATTACAGCTAGAGGAGCTTTAATATATAAATCAGGAGGTACAAATCCAGCCATAGCTGTTTTAGATTTTGGAGCCGACAAGTCAACAATTTCTGGAACGTTTAAGGTTGAATTTCCTGTTTCAAACGCCACCACCGCAATATTACGAATAGCTTAGAGGAATAAAATATGGCAAGTGTATATACAAATGACCTTAGATTAGAAGAGATAGGCACTGGAGAACAGTCCGGTACATGGGGTGATACAACAAATACAAATTTAGAACTTATTGCAGAGGGATTTAGTTACGGAGCTGAAGCCATAGCAAATGCTTCTACACATACAATTACACTCGCAGACGGGACAAGTGACGAAGCACGTTCTTTATTTTTAAAATGCACTGGTGGTGGACAAGCGTGCACAGTTACTTTAGCCCCTAATACAATATCTAAGGTTTGGATCGTTGAAAATGCTACAAGTGCTACGTTAACTTTTACCCAAGGTTCTGGTGCGAATGTGGCTGTTGCGGCAGGTAAAGTAAAAGCTATAGCGACGGATGGTGGAGGTTCAGGGGCTATTGTTTACGATTTATTTACTGATTTATCATTAGCAGGATCTACTAGTTCAGCTACATCCATACAGACTCCTTTAATAGAATTTACAGATGGTGATGATGCGATTACAATAGCTGATGGTGGTGGCGTAACCATGGCAAACGGGATTACATCTACAGCCGCAGCCAACACATTTGGTGCTACTAGTTTTAATGATGCGGACATTACAAATGTTGGAAGTATACAGCTAGATTCGATAGCCGGTGATGGAGATACGAATACAAGTATTACTTTTTCAGGTTCAGATGTTATTACGGTTGCAACAGGCGGTACAACTGCCATGACTATAGATGCTTCTCAAAACGTGACAATCGCTGGGGACTTAACAATAACTGGCGATGATCTTGTTATGGGCACTAACACAGCAGGACACTTACTTATTGCTGACGGCACAAACTTCAACCCAACAGGTGTAGGTGATTTATCAGAAATATCTACTGTTGCAAATGATGACGTGTTATTAGCTGTTGACACGTCTGGTGGTGGTTTGAAAAAGGTAACTCGTAGCACGTTAGTCGCAGGGCTTGCGACTTCTTCTGGAATATCTAATATTGTGGAGGATACTTCTCCTCAGCTTGGAGCTAATTTAGACACTAATTCTCATAATATTTTAATTGACGATGCACATTTTATAGGTGATGAGAATGGTAACGAACAGATAATATTTCAAACTACAAGTTCTGCGGTTAATCAGTTTGATGTTACCAACGCTGCCACAGGTAGCCCACCAAAAATATCTGCTACCGGTGGGGACTCTAATATTGATTTTGATTTAGAAGCAAAAGGCACAGGACATGTAACGGTTAGAGGTAACTCTAATTCTGGGGCAATACAGTTTAATTGTGAAGCTAATACTCACGGTCAAATTGTTATAGCTCAACCTCATTCTGCTGGCGTTACTAACACACTTACCTTACCTGCAGGAAGCAGTTCTACTTTGGTATCTCTTGTTTCTACAGATACACTAACAAACAAAACTTTAACAGAACCTAAATTTGCTGATGGTGGCTTTATTGCTGACGCCAACGGGGCAGAAATGTTAGTGTTTCAAACAGTTAGTTCAGCAGCTAATGCCGTTGAAATAACAAACGCAGCAGCAAGTGGTGCAGTTGTTATAGGAGCCATGGGTAGTGACAGTAATGTAGATATTGATATTACACCAAAAGGCACAGGTGAGATAAATATTGCAGCAGGTAATTTAAACTATGCAAGCACCGCTATAACTTCTACAGGTGCTGAACTCAATCTAGTAGACGGATCAAGTGCAGGGACGATTGTTAATAGTAAAGCAGTTATTTATGGTTCTTCTGGTGAAGTAAACGCTACAACATTACAGATAGGTGGCACGTCAATCACAACCACAGCAGCCGAGATAAATCTAATCGACGGCGGTACATCCAGGGGTACGACTGCATTGGCTGACGGGGACGGTATACTTGTTAATGATGCAGGCACAATGAGAATGACCACCGTAGAAACAGTAAGGACTTATATGTCAGCTAATTCAGCAACAACAGGAAAAGCAATCGCTATGGCTTTGGTTTTTGGATAAAAAGGAGTAAAAAATGTCAGCACCAAATTTAGTCAATGTAGCAACGATAACAGCCAAATCAGATTCTCTGTTACTAACTGGAACAAGTGCTACAAAATTATTAGAAAACACGGCAAGTTCAGGAAAAGTAATTAAAGTAAATTCACTTGTTGTAGCAAACGTAGATGGCTCAAGCGCAGCTACGATCACAGTTGGGATTTATCCCCAAGATGATATAGCAGGTACACCTGTTCTTATTGCTTCAACAATATCTGTCCCTGCTGATGCTACTTTAGTTGTTATTGATAAAAACATGGGTTATTATTTAGAAGAAGACACTTCAATAGGTGTCACAGCAAGTGCAGCAAATGATTTAACTTGTCACGTTACATATGAAGAGTTGTCCTAAAGGAGCAATAAATGGGAACTCGTTATCTAGGTGGATACATAACAGCTACCGAACAAACACCTTCATCATCTTCTGCCACTGGAGTGTGGGATTTAAGAACACATTCTAAAGAACTTGTAGCAGACGCTTGGCAAAACCCTACCCCAGCTGGTAGAGCATTATTTGGTGGTGGTTACGAGTCTGCTGTGGTTAATACAATAGAATTTGTTGACATAGCCACAACAGGAAACGCTGCTGATTTTGGAGATTTATCAACTGCTACTTATTATGGGGATGCTGTTTCCTCTTCTACAAGGGGAGTTTGGGGAGGAGGATTTAATGCTGCTGGTTCTTATGTAAACGAGTTGCAATATGTTTCTTTGGGAAGTGCAGGCAATTCACAAGATTTTGGTGATTTAGAAGCAGCAAATAGACAGCCTATGGCACTTAGTAACAGTACTAGAGGAGTATTTGCAGGTGGACTAAACCCAGGATACTCTAATATTATTCAATATATTACTATAGCAAGCACTGGTAACACTACAGATTTCGGTGATTTAACAGCCTCAAGATTTGGTGGAGCTGGAACAAGTTCATCTACAAGAGGATTATTTATGGGTGGTTGGGTAGGAGATGCTACTAATGTAATAGATTACATTACAATAGGATCGACAGGAAATGCTATTGACTTTGGTGATTTAACAACTGGTAAGGGTTCTTATTTTGGTGCAACAGGTTCTAATGTTAGGGGTTTATCTATGGGTGGTCAAAGAAGTTCTACTTATTCATACGATAAAGTTGATGTAATTGATTATGTCACAATAGCCTCAACTGGAAATGCTTCTGATTTTGGAGATTTAAGTGCAGCAAATTACGCTAACAGTGCAACTTCTAATAATACAAGAGGTTTGTCAGTTGGGGGTTCATCACCTAGTGCAAATGTTGATATTCTTGAATATGTAACTATAGCGTCTACTGGAAATGCAACAGATTTTGGTGATTTATCAGCTGCTCGAAGTGCTTTAGCAGCTGTTTCAGCAAGTCACGGAGGACTTCAATAATGGTCAGATATGTTGGAGGAATTATTACAACAGCAAATACTGACCCTACTACTTCTGCATCTAGTGGAGTGTGGCAGATACAAGAAGCGTTAACGAATATTCAAGGAGAAACTTGGCAAGTTCCTTTACCAGCAGGTAGAGCATTATTTGGTGGTGCTGTTCCAAACGCACATAAAACTGATATTGATTATATTGATATCAACACTACTGGTAATGCTCAAGATTTTGGAAACTTAACAGAGGGTGCTTATTATATTACGGCTGTTTCTTCTTCTACTAGAGGTGTTTGGGCAGGTGGATATCATCCTAGCCGTAAAGACGTTATTCAATATGTTACGATCGCAAGCACTGGTGATTCAACTGATTTTGGAGATTTAAGTGAAACTGCTTATCTTGGAAATGGTTTTTCAAATACCACAAGAGGAGTGATGGCTCTTGGAAATACTGGTAGTGCTACCAATATCATAGAATATATTACGATCGCAAGCACTGGTAATTCAACTGACTTTGGAGATACCACTGAGGCTCGTTTTGGTATGGGTGGCTTTAGCTCACCAACAAGGGGTATATTTTCAGGTGGTAATTCTGGTAGTAGAGTTAATACTATTGATTATGTCACTATTGCTTCAGCAGGTAATGCAACTGACTTTGGCGATTTATTAGCAGTAAACAGTAGAGGTGATGGAACAAGTTCTAGCACCAGAGGGTTACATCTAGGAGGAAATACTGGAAGTTATTCAAACGTAATACAATATGTAACGATTGCTTCTACTGGTGATGCCACCGACTTTGGTGATTTAAGTGCAGCAAAAGAAGAAAACTCAGCAACATCTAATGGAATAAGAGCTGTAAATGCAGGTGGTGAATATGCTTACACTAGAACAATCGATTATGTGACAATCGCTTCAACAGGAAATGCTCAAGATTTTGGTGATTTAACAACAGATAAAAGTTCGCATGGAGCTTGTTCAGAAGGTCATGGAGGATTAGGATAATGGCGTATAAAGTGATAAAATATAGATTAGAAGCAGATGGTACGATACCAACTTATTTAAAGTTTGGTGTCACTCAATTAACAGGAGGAATGTACCCTGTTTTTGATAGTGGCACGGCTAGTCCAAGAGATTATGTTATGCTTGGTATAGCAGATGATGGAGCTGATATATCAACATCAGAAGGAGAGATAGCTAGTAAAGATGACTTAACAAGTTACCTTACAACAGCAAGTAATGGCAAAGGTTGGAAGCAAATCGCAAGCGATGGAAGTGAAGAAAATTTTGTACCTGCTGATGCTTCTACAGCAATATGGAATGATTTAACAACCTTAAATGGTGGATAGTATGAAAAATAGTTTAACTGTTAAAAATTTAGAAAACACACTTACAGATGTAAAACCTGAATATAGAACTATGTTGAAAAACATAGAAGATAAAATGCCTGCCGTGCAACAAGCATCAAGTAATTTTTATAAATCCCACTCACAGTTTATGAATGTTATGCTTGACGTTACAGCTATCACACCAATACGTTCAATCAAACATTCTTTAGCTGAAATAGAAAAAACAAAAAGTGCTTTGCAAGAAGCTCAAATTAATATGGAAAAACAAAAGATAAAAATTAAAAAGAAACAAAGAAAATTATTAAAGTGTAAAGATGATTTAGATAGAGAGATGCTACAGGTTAAAATATTTGAAGCTCAAACAGGTTTGGCAAACTCTCAAAATAATGTTCAAGCTGCAATAAGAAAGTTGAACTTTTTTGTTAATCAATATGAAAGTTTGCTTGAGCATCTTGGGGTTACAGAAATTACAGAAGAAATGTACGAAAAAGAGGAATATAAATATCATATTATGACTTGCATGAAACAAGCCTTAAACTCAGCTCGACCAAGAGGAGGTATGATTGACGAAGGTAATATGATTTATATATTTGATTTAGGTATTAATGGTGCTCAAGCACAACTTGAAGTTATAAATTATTTAGAAGCTGAAAACGAAATTGTTAAGAGTGGCAAAGAGCCAACACATGAAATGACGATGAAATGGTTAGAAGCTTGTGCAGAGAGATGGGCAAATGATTCTAAAGTATTTGCAGAACGTAGGGGATTTAAACTACTTGACGAAGAATCTTTAACTAATAAACCGAAAATAACATATGCAGCTGAATAAGGAGTATTATGCCTGATCCATTAACAATAGGACTCGCTGCATTTGCAGCCATAAAAAAAGGTATTGAGATAGGAAAAGACCTTTCTCAAATGTCCAAAGATTTTGGGCAGCTGTATGATTTCATTGATGAACAAAAAGAAATAAAGAAAAAAGGTAGCAAGAACGATGTCTTAGCTAATTACATCGCTTATGAAAAAGCAATGGATATGGAGAGGGAGCTTACTCGAATTATACAACAAACGAGAGGAGCTTCTGGTCTTAGAAAATTTAAACAAATGCAACAACAGGCAAAAGAGCAAGAAAGACAAAGTAAATATGCAGCTATGCAACGTGCAGAAAATATTAAACAAATTTTAGGAATTACTTTTGGTGCGTTATTATTTATAGGAGCTTTGGCTGCATTAATATATTTTGCTGTTAAATATAGTGATAAGGTATGATTAATAATATTAACATATTTCTAGTAATGATTTTAGCCGCCGCTTGGCTTGTTGCTATTTATTTTCCCCCTAAATGGTTAATAATAAAATGATAGATAGTTTTCATGTTGATAGAAGAAAAAATAAAATGAAAAAATTAGATCCCGATAGCGAGTTTAACAAAGCAGATAAAAATGGTGACGATGTAATAAGTCATCAAGAATTAGAAGATGAAATCCTTCGAAAGAATGCTTCTCTTGATAGAGAAGAGCGTAGAATACGCATGGAAAATGCTGACAAGAAAGAAGATCAGCAACGCTACATGGTTTGGTTTTCTATGCTTACAGTAACAATTTTAATTATTGTCGTTCTTATACCAGGTTTAATACCTGTTGAAAGGCTCGATCATATTGGACCGATACTAAGTACATTTTTAATTTCGAATATGGGTGTGATTGGCACATTCTTTGGTCTTTCTGCATGGACTAAAAATAAAACAATGGAAAATGGTAAATGAGATGTTGGCATTGTAAAACAGAACTAATTTGGGGTGGAGATCACGATATTGAGGAAGAAGAAGATTACTATGAGATGGTAACAAATTTAAGCTGCCCAAAATGTGATACTCATGTTGACGTTTATTTACCTAAAAAACACTTTAGGGAGAGAGAAGAATGAGTTTGATAGGACAACTAGTAGGACCAGTAAGTAGCATTCTTGATAAAGTTATTGAGGATAAAGATCAGAAAGCAAAACTCGCACATGAGATTGCAACGATGTCTGATACTCATGCTCAACAAGCTTTACTGGCACAACTTGAAATTAATAAAGCTGAAGCACAATCAGGTAGTTTATTTAAGGGCGGCTGGCGCCCCGCAGTTGGTTGGATTTCTGCGCTTGCGTTCCTGTACCATTTTATACTACAACCTTGTATTATTTTTTTAGCTACTTTATTTGGTGCAGAAATACCTGAACTTCCAGAGTTTGAAATGGGAACTCTTTTAACTGTATTGGGAGGGATGCTTGGTATCGGTGGTTTGAGGACCTATGAAAAACAAAAAAAACTTACAAAGTAAAAGTGTTTGCGAGGTATGTAAAACAGAAAAAAATAAATATTGGGTTTATAAAATAAATAAAACTTGGGTAGAAATGGATGAAGTTTGTCTAGCGTGTTTAAAAAAAGAAAGAGAAAAAAATGGAAAAAAACTTTAATTTATCTCTAAAAATGTTATTAAAACATGAGGGAGGTTATGTTAATCACCCACGAGACCCTGGAGGAGAAACTAATCATGGCGTGACTCGTAACGTGTGGGAACGATGGGTAGGACGACCCGTAAAAGATGGAGAGATGAAAAATTTAACGCAAGAAGATGTTGCACCTGTGTATAAAGAGCAATACTGGAATCGACTCAAAGGAGATTTACTTCCTGGCGGGTTAGACTTTTTTCTTTTTGATTGGGGCGTAAACAGCGGAACAAGTCGTAGTGCAAAAGCTTTGCAGGGAATTATAGGGGCAACTCAAGATGGAGGGATAGGTCCTAATACGTTGAAAAAGCTAAGTGACTATGATACAAAAGAAGTATTACACAAGATGCACGACAAAAGACAGGGGTTTTATGAGGGATTAAACACATTTGATACCTTTGGAAAAGGTTGGACAAGACGTAACAAAGAAGCATTAGAACAATCACTTGAATTAATTTAGAGAGTATTATGCCCGTAAAAAAATTAACATTTAGACCTGGAGTTAATAGAGAAAACACTCGGTACGCTAATGAAAATGGTTGGTACGAGTGCAATAATGTTAGGTTTAGGCAGGGTAGTCCTGAAAAAATAGGTGGTTGGAAACAGATAAACTCCACTACATTTGATGGAATAGCAAGATCTCTTCATAATTGGATTACATTAACAGGGCAAAACTTAATAGGTGTGGGCACTAACCTTAAATTTGTTATTGAAAATGGTGGAGCTTACAATGATGTTACTCCTATACGAACAACGACATCTGCAGGCGATGTAACTTTTAGTGCTTCGAATACAACATTAAGTGCAGACGTTACTTCCGCCAGTGCAACCACCATAGCGATAACAGATGCTACGGGGTTTCCTATATCTGGGAAAGTTTTAATAGGTAGTGAAATTGTAGATTACACAGGCATAACTGATAACACGTTAACAGGCTGCACAAGAGGGGCATCTAAGTTGGTTGATGATGTGTCAACAAGTACAACTGCAGCTACGCACAGTTCTGGAGCAGCTGTAACGTGTTTTACTATATTAGTAACAGATTCAAATCATGGGGCAACTGAAAATGATTTTGTGACTTTTAGTGGGGCAGCTACTTTGGGTGGTAACTTCACAGCTTCTGTTTTAAATCAAAATTATCAAGTTGTAGCTGTGGAAACAGCAGACACATACACTATAACCGCTAAAAGTTTTAGTGAAGATACTTTAAAATTTACAAACGTGGCTTCTACTTCGTCAGACTCAGGGAACGGAGGAAGCAGTGTAGTTGGAGCATATGAATTAACAACAACGGCAACGTCATCTACAGAGTTGACGGGTTGGGGTGCCGGTGGCTGGGGTGCAGGACCTTGGAGTTCTGGAGAACAAAGCACAGAAGTTCTTCGTTTATGGGCACAAACTAATTTTGGAGAAGATTTAATTTTTGGTCCAAGAGGAGGGCGTTTATATTATTGGGACGCAAGTGTAGAAACCCCGTTTAGCACAAGAGCTGTCGAACTATCTACACGAGCAGGTGCTTCAGACGTACCTGTGGTGCAGAATAACATTCTTGTATCTGACATAAATAGATTTGTTTTTTGTTTTGGAACAAATAGTATTGGTTCCTCTACTCGTGACCCCATGTTAATACGTTGGTCAGACCAAGAAAGCGCTGTAAACTGGACACCGGCTGCTACAAACCAAGCAGGTAGTTTACGTTTATCTCGTGGAACAGAGATAGTAACAGCATCACAAGCTCGACAAGAGGTTCTTGTCTGGACGGATTCTTCTTTATATTCTTTACAATATGTGGGTATAGGTTCAGGTGTATGGGGCGCTCAACTCGTAGGTGAAAAGATATCCATAGCTTCTCAAAACTCTGTTGCTTATGCTAACGGTGTTGCGTATTGGATGGGTACAGATAAATTTTATCAGTATGATGGTCGTACACGCACACTGCCTTGTGATATTCGTAGGTATATTTTTACCGACATAAATGCAGAACAATACACTCAAGTTTTTGGAGGCAGTAACGAAGGGTTTAATGAAGTTTGGTGGTTTTATTGTTCGGCTAATTCTAGTAACATAGATAGATACGTTATCTATAATTACGCAGAAAACATTTGGTATTATGGAAATATGGCACGTTCTGCATGGTTAGACTCAGGGCTACGTGACTTTCCATTAGCAGCCACATATAACTCCAGATTAGTAAACCATGAAGAGGGTGTAGATGACAATGAAACAGGCACAGCAGCTGCCATATCCTCTTTTATTACTTCTGCTGAGTTTGATTTAGATGATGGGCACCAATTTATGTTGACTTCTCGCATGGTGCCTGATGTATCTTTTGAAGGGTCCACGGCATCAAACCCTGTCATAGATATGACTTTATTTGGTTTAAGTTTTTCAGGTTCTGGGTTCAATGACCCTGCCTCAGAGAGTGGAGTAAACACAGGTGCAGTAACTCGCACAGCTACGTCACCTGTAGAAGTTTATACTACGCAAATACACACGAGAGTTCGAGGTCGCCAAATGGCTATGAAGATTGAATCTTCTACCACAGGTGTACAATGGCAGTTGGGTAGTCCTCGAATAGATGTTCGTCCAGACGGGAGAAGATAATGCCTACAGAATATACAGTACAATTTAAAGCTCCGGCTTTACCATATCCTCCAGAAGAATATGACGCTGCTAGCTTTAATCAATTTAACAGTGTTTTACGTTTATATTTTGAACAGCTAGACAACACATTAAGAGATACTAGCATTATAGATAAATCAGATGCTCAAGGGTGGTTTTTAGGATAATGGCAAACACATTTGTAAACGCAAAAGTAGATTTAACATCCACAAGTGTAACAACTTTATATACTTGTGCTGCGAGCACTACTGCTATCGTTAAATCTATACTTGTTTCAGAAGACTCAGGCAATGCAGATACAATAACAGTTACCTTAACAAGCGACTCGAACGTGTTTAGTCTGTTTAAAACTAAATCTGTGAGTGCAAACGGCACAGTTGAATTGCTATCTGCTCCTTTAGTTGTACAAGCAACTGAAATATTAAAAGTTACAGCCGCTTCAGCTAACAGGCTACATGTTGTTGCGAGTATATTGGAGCTGACATGACCCAGTTAATCGACAGTAAAAAACAAAAGTTAACGCTAAACCAAGTTATTCTTTTATCTTTGTCTAATTTAAGTAGTATAGGGGCATTAGAAACAGACATTAAAACAGCGAGCGATAGACTAATAGGGATGCTTTCTAATAAAGAAATAAAAGGTATGCAAATAGGAAATACTTTATTTGTAATGGGTAAAGACGAGGGTAAAAATAATAAAAAGATGCAAGGTGAAGTTTATAACGCAGATGCAAGAATAAATTTTATAGATAATCTTGTTAAACACATGGCATATCTACAGGAAATGGGTGTGACTGATTATAGACTAGAGATAAAAAATAATAGATTAATTAGGGCGTACAAAGCTTTAAATAGTCGTCTTAAAAAATTTGGCACTCGATCAGCTGTGATGCCAGTTGAAGGTTTAAATAATCTTTTAGTAAAGTTTGGTAAAAAACCCATAAAGGTAGAAGATGGCAAACGTAGGTAATTATACAAAAACGGACCCAGAATATTTTTTAATTACTGAATATGGGTATAAGTTAGGTGATGATGGCGGAGTAGTTGATCCGACCACCGGGTCTGTTTTTGGAGAAAAAGCTTTAGACGCCGCACTTAGCACTACACCTGCGACTACTGTTGAAGATTTACAAGATGCTGTTGAAGAGCCTTACGCTCCTGAGTTGTATGGAAAACCTGATCCGGGCACTGGAAATATTTATTATTACTATAAAGATGAATTTGGTGATGAGATAGACACCGGAACTAGAGATATAGATAGGGCAACTCAGTCTATGAATTCTTACGAAAACGTTGTTAATAATAATTTAACTCCTGTTATTAATTCAGAAGTATATAAGGAGTTAGCTAAAACAGATGACACTTATAAAATATCTGAGGACGGTGCTGTATTTAAAGATACAGGCAATACATGGAGCCAAGTATATCTTGGAAAGAATGCATCTGGAACTCCTACAGTAAATTTTGTTAACACGGGTAAAACAAAAATAGATCAAGCTGAAATTTGGGAAATAGGAGCAGAGGGAGCAAGAGCTGAAGGTCTTGGGGCGTTAATAAACACAATTATTGGTAATCCAATTATTAGAGCAGGACTATCATTTATAGCTCCCGGAGCAACACCTTTTTTACAAGCCGCATCGGCAGCACAAAATGTTTACAACGGACAAAATGCTTTCGCTGCTGCCGCTGGTCTAGGTCTTTTTGATGGACCTGCTCAAGTTATATCAGATAAACTATCAGACGCCGTTGGTAGCACAGCTGCGAATACAGTCGTGCAGTCAGGAGTTGATCTTTTAATAAGTGGGGGCGATATTGGAACTGTGGCACTAGGAGCAGCATACGACCAAGTGGGTGCTCCTGTAACAAAAAATATAGTGACAGATGCTTTGGGTTTATTAGGCATAGATTCTGGTAGTGCAGCAGGTCAAAATATAATAAATTCTTTTAATACTGGGATTAAAACAGAACTCCTTGGAGGAGATGGATTAACCACTGCAGCTGTCGCAGCGATAAATACCGCAGCGGCACAAAACGCTGCAGCGGCGGCGGGAGGTGATGATGTGGCGGGCACAGATGAACTCCCTAAAATAAGTGAGACAGACCAAGTATTAGTTGATATGTTAGGTTATACAATCAACCCTGACGGAACCGTATCTCCCCCAACAAACGTTGGATCAACAGGTGCAATGGGTCCTCCTCCCTCAGGTAAAGTTGAGTTTACAGGTGGTGCTCCATTTCCACCATCAACAGGAGGAGCGGATGGTACTATAACGGGAACTCCAATAATAAGTCCTGAAGGTAGCCCTGTGTTTGGACCTAGCGGGTTAGCATCAGCTGGATCTGGTTCAGATCTATTTGCAGCAGCTTATGGAGATCAATCAACGGACACATTACCACCAGCAGGTGATACTCAACCGTTTGCAGCTGCCGCTGCTAGTGAGTTACCACAAGAACCGTCGCAAGAGAGTAAGAATTTAGTTAATAAAATATTGCAGGAAGAAACAGATTTTAACCAACCAGGTAACGTGATTTCAGGAGGGGAGGGAATGTTCCCTGAGAACCTTGGCGGGGCTCTACCTTCTGTCAGTGATACTTTAACTGATTCAAGTAAAAAGTTATTTGCACACGTTGTAGATAAAACAGGTGTAACCAATACTGAACAGCTTAAAGAAGTTTGGGACATTTTGCGTTCAGGTGTTTACCAAGATGCTTCATCAGTAATAAATGCTAGCAATAATCTTCTTGATAAATTTATAGAT